TCTCGACAAAGAAGCGCAGGGTCTGTTCGTCAACTGTATACGACAGCCTAACTACTCCAAGCGTGACCTAGTGATGAATGCCAAAGGCTACCAGTCGTGGGCACTTGACAACAACTATATGTTTCAGGCGGACAAAGTATGAAGATTACTAGAAGCGAACTACTACAGCTAAGACTACATCGTAGTAAGTTCAAGACGTGTGGCAAGTACCGGTTCGACGAACCTAGTAGAGAGCTACCCATCGACGCAAAGTATACGCACCCCAAGCAGATATTTGGGGAGAAACCTAAGAACAAACGAGACAGGAGAGTGAATCATGCTAAGCATCGGAACTAAGCTGACCGCTGAGCAACGTCTATCGAAAGCTGTTGTCGCTATCATTGGTAACGCACGCTACACCGCATTGTCAGGTGTGTTGATGATCGGTGACAAGACTATCAACGACGACGTGCCGACAGCGTGTACCAACGGACGCGACGAGATGTATGGTCGTGAGTTTGTTGAGTCACTGGCTGACACAGAGCTACGTGGGTTGATACTCCACGAGAACTACCACAAGCTGTATCGTCACCTGACAACGTGGCGTCACTTGTATGACGAAGACCAAAAGCTAGCGAACATGGCGTGTGACTACGTTATCAACCAGAAGATAGCTGACGACAACCGCGATGGGTTCGCCAAGCTACCCGATGGCGCACTGCTCGACGACAAGTACCGCGGCATGGATACCGCACAGGTGTACAACCTACTCAAGCAAGAGCAAGACGAGCAGGATTCAAATGGCGGTAATCAATCCGTTGACGGCGGCGAGTCTATGGACTCTCATGACTGGGAGGGTGCGAAAGAACTATCCGACACCGAGAAAGACGAGCTAGCGCGTGACATCGACGAGGCTATACGTCAAGGTGCTATGGCGGCAGGTAAGATGGGCACTGGTGATCTGCGTGACATCAACGAGCTACTGTCTCCACAGGTTGACTGGCGTGACGTGTTGCGTGAGTTTGTACAGAACACGTGTACAGGTAGTGACTATACAACGTACGCCCGCCCAAACAGACGGCTTATGTCACAAGATATTATTATGCCTAGCGGTATCAGTGAGCAGATCGGTGAGCTAGTCATCGCCATCGACACGTCTGGTTCTATCGGACAAGAGCCGCTTACTGTGTTCATGTCTGAGGTCAGCGGCATATGTGAGTCTGTGCGCCCCGAGCGTGTCCGCATACTGTACTGGGGCAGTAGTGTTGTTCAAGACGAGCTGTACCTTGAGCATGAGCTTGACAAGCTGACCGAGACTACCAAGCCGCGTGGCGGTGGTGGTACTGACGTACGCTGTGTCACCAAGTACATGGACAAGGAAGACATCAAACCACAAGCTGTTGTGGTGTTGACTGACGGCGAACTCTACGCAGGTTGGGGCGAGTGGTCGTGCCCTGTGCTATGGTCTGTACTTGACAACAAACACGCTGTGCCTGATGTTGGTACGTGTGTTCACATCAACTCAAGGAGTATGTAATGAGTGAAGAATACGAGCTTTATGGGAAAAAATTTCCACATAGAAATGAGCTACCTGTCGGAGAGTTCAGCAGTTCCACAGAACTACGTATGGAGTGGGCGGAGGCTGTAAGTGTTATTGATGATTTGGTAGATTTTTACGACGACTACCTCAAGGAGTACCCTACTACGTCTGAGATAGACAGGCAGGACTACGAGACAGTACAACGTGCATGGGCACGAATCAAACAAGGCTAACCATGTGACATTGTCACATACAACTGAGGATACAAACAATGACTAGGAAATATTGTAATCGACTGAGTTCTTTCGCTGACGTGGAGAACGACTACGCCAAGACCAAACCTATACGTGGTAATGGTAAGAACGCAGGTAACGTACCCATCGCAAATAGGAATCGTGCATGGGAGGAGATCGTCAAGGTCAACGACGACTGCTACGCACTGTATGACAGTGACGCGTACTGGTGGTTTTCACACAATGACAACGCCAAGAAGTGGGTAGACCATGCCGCGGCGGCTATACTGTGGACACGTGACCGCAAGAAGAATACCCAGTCTGTCCGCATTCGCAACATAGGTGTGGGTATGAACGCGTGCAGTAGGATCGACTTCTTGTATCGGTTCTTGCCGATGGGGTTGAGAGTAGACAATCGTAATAGTCACTACTATATATACGATGTAGTGTCTAAGTACAGCTACTACCTACCCAAGACCACCATACACCTACAAGACATTTTCGCGGGTGATCCAGCTATGATGCGTAATTGGCGTGCTTCTGACGATATACCTACTAAGTATGATGACATAGACGTTACCCTTACGCGCACCATGAATGCAGTGGGTAGACCAGAGGGCGAGTGGCAACTGACAAGCAAGCTACACAAACAACCACGTAAACGTGTTGACACAGAAGCTAAGAAAGCGGCGCGACAAGACATCAAGTCGTTCCTTGAGTACTGTTGGTTACGCGCACCTGTATTACGTGACGTCACCCCAACGCAGCGGTATACAAGAAACCGCGAGGCGGCAGAACTTGCGGCTGAGCTTGCCAACTTCGACCCACTCGAGACAATCAAAGAAGATTCCGACGAGCGAATGGTGGTATGTCGTTTGTTCTTTGCAATGAAAAGCAAGAGTGATAACGATGACGTGTGGGACGCGCGGCGGCAGGAATTTGTAAGCACGAATACTAACTTTTGGGACGACCCCGACACGTTCCGTAGAAGATACAACACCTTTATAAACAAATACTGTAACTTCAACTACACCACAACTGACTACTTAGGATAAGACAATGACACATATTAACTACAATCTGACACGTGTTGTCGATGAGCTACGCCCGTACCACGCTAACTCTCACCACGACTCCTTGAACGAGTTTGTACGAGAGGTCACTAAGGCTATGGGAGTAGAGGCGGGGCTTAGTGACGATGACATTGGTGGCGTCGTGCAACTGTACTACAAGGGCGACGAGTACACCTGTGGCTTTGTGCGTATCACCTACGGCATCGAGAATGACATGGTAGAGCAGACAAAGTACACAGTAGGTTCTAGGAACATAGAGAACGGACGGCACAACGGGCGGCATGAGTGTATGCAGAAGTCTAGTCAGCATATGGACACTGCAATACGTACAGCCAAGAAGTTCTGCACTAGGCTTAGTGACTCTGAGATACGCTACATCACAATAGATTCTTTGCGTGACAGTATGCACAGACGCCGTAGAGAGTTGGTAGAACGTATGACTAGAGCCGCGAATAAGCTAGGCGTGAAAGCCCCTGATGGGTATCACATGAAGACTGTTGCCCCTGTATTCAATGAGCTAGCACACCAGTTCGATTCTGGTGCTGAGTTCCTTACGACCGAGATAGCATCTGATGTAGCGCAGTTTGTTATTACTACTAGGGAGTACAACGAAGACGAGCGTGTACGACAGAACAGGACTCACAAATATGTACGTGTTTTACAGAAGTCCACGGGACAAACAGTGCATATACTACCAAATCCTGTAGAGGGTGAGATGTACAGGGTGCGCCCCGATAACGTCGGGGGTATGGAAATGATACACAGCAACGACGTGCCCAAAGAACTAATAGAGCGTTTGGCTGTACTATCTACTCTGGACAAGGATACATACCTTACTGGTGTAGGATACAAGACTAAGCTAGACAATGTGTTTTTTGTGGAGGATTGATGCTACGTGTTAAGATAGATGACAACGGCGGTTGTGATGTAGTGTACTTGGGGCTAGACATTGCGGACATAGGTAAACACACTGACGTCCGCGAGACTGTAAACCTACCCAAGTACGTACAGCAACGACTGGCTATACTTATGACGTGCGACCCTACGCCACCTACATTCAACGTAGAAGGTGTTGGTCGGCGTCTTGACGAACATACGTTCTGGATATTCCCAGAGGAGGTGGACTATGACAGTAGTTGAGGCATTAATAGCTATACTACTTTTATCCTTTATAGTATTTCTGTGTATACACGCAGTGATATATAAGATGGAAGAAACCCGTGCATGGAATCGTAGGCGCATAGTACGTAGGCGTATACTACAACGGAGGGCAAGGCGTGAAAGTAAAAACACGTAGCGTACTGTCCGCCGCTATTGAGGCAGGTATACATTACGGTTATGTAAGAGCGCACAAGCACACGGATACCCCCACACGTGCGCAGTTAGAAGGGGAAATAGAGCGTGAGATTTGGAACGCTATTCATGAAGTATTTATATTCGAGGATTTTACAGATGACTGAGCAAGATATTAAAAAGAAAATCAAAGACGCACACGACACCGCTGACAAGCTACTTACTAAGGAAGAGCTTAGAACCAGATGGAATAGGGTGAACGGATTCATGAACGAAGTGGTAGGTGTGGCAACAAGGTGGCACGTGTTAGCTGTAGTGAGTGTGTTAGTGTTAGCGTTCTGGTCGCCGTTCTCAAGTGCCGGTTGCACCGCAAAGACTGATTCGTGGGGTAACACTAGGTACAACTGCCACGATGGTAACTCTGGTACGCTGACCACGGATGCATGGGGTACTACGCGTGATAGTCGTACAGGAACTCGTTACAAGACTGACGCATGGGGCACTACACGTGGCTCTGATGGTACGAGTTGGAAGACTGACGCATGGGGTACTACACGTTTCAACGATGGTACTACATCCAAAACTGACGCGTGGGGCAACACACGATACAGTGATGGTACTGTGTGTAAGACTGACGCATGGGGCACAACGAGGTGTAACTAGTGAGAGGACGTACGCATGGTGGGAAGGGTAGCACTACCCGACCCACCGACACCAAAAAATTTAATGACAACTTTGACCGCATCTTCGGTAAGAAGCGCGGAACTGGTATCACAGAGGACAAGCACAATGGCGATGACACCCGAAGCAAAAGTGAAAAAGCAAGTGGTGGAGCAACTAAAGGCTCTTAACGCGTATTACTTTTTCCCCGCCACTGGTGGTTATGGTAAGTCTGGCGTACCCGACATTGTTGGATGCTACGAGGGAAACTTCTTTGGTATCGAATGTAAAGCGGGTAAGAACACACCAACGGCTTTACAGGAGATGCAGCTCAAGGAGATAACCAACAGCAAAGGTATAGCACTGGTTATCAACGAGAAGAACATCGAGTCTGTAGCGCAGATCCTCACAGGTAGGTACATACACCCAGACCAGATGGAGATGTTCTGATGGGATTCCTTATACCTGCAACCCCACCGCACATTGAGTTTGAACCCATCGAAGTTAAGATACGTCGAGAGCAAACGCGACTGCAAGACATCGAGTTCGAGACCGACGAACAACCAAGTCGATGGTACTTAGAATACCTACAGGCAGAAAGACGTCGTGGTATAACCAAATGTCCGACCAACATATGAGGAACTACAATGAGTATAAACGAAGCTACCCCCCAACAATGGGATGAGTTACGCAAGAAGCACCCTGCTTTAGTGGACAAGTATGAGAAGTTCATAGAAGAAGAGTGTGACGGCGTGTATCCAAACGATGTGGTAAACAACCCGCACCACTACAATGTCGGAAGCATTGAGTGTATAGAAGCTATCAAGGAGTCTATGAGTAGAGACTCATTCAAGGGCTACCTGAAAGGCAACTGTATGAAATACATTTGGAGGTATGAGTACAAGGACAAAGCCAAGCAAGACTTGGAGAAAGCACAGTGGTACTTGAACCTGCTTATATCAGAGGTTGAGTAATGGATTTAATTACGCTTGATTTTGAGACGTACTACGACAAGTCGTACTCTCTGCGTAAGCTGACCACCGAAGCCTACATTCGCGACCCTCGCTTTGAGATAGTGGGTGTAGGCATCAAGGTCAACGACGGAGATACGGAGTGGGCTAGTGGTACAAAGGAGGAACTACATGATTACCTACATACATTCGATTGGGAAAACAGCATGGTATTGGCTCACAATACTATGTTTGATGGTGCCATTCTTAGTTGGCTTTTTAATATCCGTCCTCGCGTTTGGGCTGATACTCTTTGTATGGCTCGCGCTCTCCATGGGGTTGAGGTTGGAGGAAGTCTCGCTGTCTTGGCTGATCGATACAATGTTGGAAAGAAGGGCACAGAAGTACTCGATGCCCTTGGACTCCGACGACTAGACTTTTCTGACGAGCAGTTGAGTGACTACGGCGACTACTGTATCAATGACGTAGAGCTAACATATATGTTATTTACCCTGATGGGTAAACGCTTTCCTAAGATAGAGATGCGTATCATCGACATGACGTTGCGTATGTTCATCGACCCAATCCTAGAGCTAAATACAGACCTACTACACGAACACCTAGCGGCTACCAAGCAAGCCAAGCAAGACCTGATAACGTCTTCTGGTGTAGAGAAAGGTGATCTTATGAGCAACCCTAAGTTCGCCAAGCTACTGGAAGCGGAGGGTGTCGCGCCCCCTATGAAGAAAAGCCTTACCACAGGTAAGGAGACATACGCATTTGCCAAGTCCGACGAAGCGTTTAAAGCACTACTGGATCACGACAACCCAAAGGTGGTGGCACTCGTCACTGCACGTTTGGGCACGAAGAGCACGCTCGAAGAATCACGTACAGAGAGGTTCATCGACATCGCCAAGCGCGGCACGTTGCCGGTTCCTGTGAAGTATTATGCCGCACACACTGGTAGGTGGGGTGGTGACGATAAGATAAACATCCAAAATCTACCGAGCCGTGGGGTCAACGGCAAGAAGCTGAAGTCTAGTATCGTTGCGCCTGACGGCTACATGATTGTGGACTGCGACTCGTCACAGATTGAAGCACGCGTATTGGCGTGGCTTGCCGAACAAGATGACCTAGTGCAAGCGTTTGCCAACAAGGAAGATGTGTATATAAAGATGGCGGCACGTATCTATGACGTACCTGAAAGCGAGGTGACAAAGGAGCAGAGGTTCGTTGGTAAGACTACGATCCTTGGCG